CTCCCCTAATGGTCTTGAAGTTACTGGAGGGTCAGCATCATTACTTGTATATTCTAATAAAGTTTCTAATGCTGCTACATTAGCACAATTAGCTATAGCTGTTTCCATAGCATTGACTTTTGTTCTAACTGCTGCTCTATAAGTTGTGATTGCACTTGGTACAGAATATCCTGATACCTCTGTAGCTTTAACAACATACCAATCAGTTAATAGCAATAAACTTGCAGCTTGTGTATTAAAGTTTTCTTTATAATTAGTTTTTAAACCTTTTTCCTTAACATCATCTTCAGTACCTAAACCATCTGTTTCATCTTGTGCAGTAAATAAAGTATCTGCTATGGCTTTATCAGACGCTGTTCCATAAGTTACTGTGACTGTATCTGCGTCTGCATCAAATGTATAAGTTTGATTTGTGTTAATATAAAATGTTTGGCTTTTAAAATTAGTATTATCTATTATAACTGTGTAGATACCAATGGCATTTCTTTCTGCCTCTGTCCATAATGTGTAAATAGTTCTTGGATAATTTATAGTTGTATCAACATTTTCACCATCTACTTCAGCAGTAGTTGTTATTGATATTCCTTTATTTCCTTTTGGAAAACTTGTTATACTTCCTGATTCTACTCGTGCAAACATATTACTCCTATGATAAAGTTAAATTTAAATTTCTTCCTACTTCTAAAAACTTAGCACCATTGTATCTATATACAAATAGGTCGCCTTTATTAGCAGTTGTTGTTAATACAGGTGCAATATCTCCAGTATGCTCATATGCAGCATTAAAAGATATTGTTCTTGAGCCTGTCCCATCTTGTATAAATAGTATGGATATAAACTGTCCTGTTTGTGGAACAGTCGCAGCACCTAATGTTCTGTTTCCCCCAAGTGTTACTTTTGCTATAGGGGCTGTTGATGCGTTCCAAGCTACAGTAGAGCCATCTGTTAATGCTACTTCGGCATTGTAAGCACCTGTTTTGAACTCTGCATTCTTAGTAGTTAATATTAATTTATCAGCAGGAGTAGCTAATTGACTTGTATCAGCTAGTTTAAATCTAAATTCACTATCAAAGCTACCTGTACCATCAACCATTTCTATAATTCCACTTGTATGTGCTGTTGCCATACGAAGTTTTACACCAGAAGCATCTGAAGAAGAACCTGTTTCTAATAATAAAAGTTCTGTTGTTGAACTATTACTACCTGCTTGAAATACATGTAATGGTGCTTCAGGTGCTGCTACACCCATTCCAACTCTGTTACTACTGCCATCAACAATAAGCATATTAGCATCACCATTAGATTCTACTCTAAAGTCAACATTAGCAGAGTTTTCATTAACAACAATTCCACCTGCACTTTGTAGAACTAAAATACCTGTATCATTTACAACATAAGAGTTTGTACCACCATGGTATAGATTTAAATCTTCTCCATCACCAATAGTTAATCTACCTGTTGCGGAATCTCCAGTAACATCATCTGCATCTGCATCAACATCTAATTTAACAAGTCCACCATTAGTAATACTTGATGCACCATTATCTATATTTCCAAATCCTGCAGCTATAGTACCTGTGCCTAGTGCACCAGTAGTAACAAGACCAGTCATTGTAGTTATTGAATTTTGTGTTGCTGTACTTACTGTACCTGCTAATGATGTGGCAGTTAATAAACCACTACTAGAATTAAATGTTAAATTAGATCCACTCTTAGGTCCTAAATCTCCTGTTGCAGCCGTTGCAAACAATGGAAAACATGTAGTATCTGATGATTCATCAGCTACAGTAACAGCAGTACCAACAGAAGCTAGAGCAACTGCTATATTAGCAGATCCATTAAAGCTTGTTCCACCAATATTTCTAGCTGTTGTTAAAGTTGCTGCTGAACCTGTTGTATCTTGGTTAAGTGTACCGACTGTAAAATCTAAAGTGTTATCTGCATCATCATAAGCTACTGTAATGCCTGATTCAGTGTTAGAAGTAACCATAGCACCAACTGTATCTGAAATTGTTTCTGCTAAAGTAACTCCATTAATTGTAATAGCATCTGCTTCAAGAGTACCATCAATATCTGCATTACCAGAAATATCTAAAGTTGCTGCATCTAGTTCGCCTGTTAAAGTAATATTAGTAGCACCTGTAATAGCACCATTTAAAGCAACTGCACCATTAATATCTATTGTTGTAGCTGCTATTTGTATTTCTGAATCAGCTACAATATCTAATTGTCCGTCTGTTGATGAATTAATATAAAGACCTGTATCTCTAAAAAGTAATTTATTTGTGCTATTTAAAGTTAAACCTGTTCCATCAGTATGTGTTAAAGTTGTGTCTGAATCAGCACCAAATTTTAAAACTGAAGAATCAGAACCTAAAACTAAATCATTTGGTAAAGTTACATTGGAACTAGCATCTTCAAAAACTAATTTACTAGCAGGAATTGTACAAAATACATCCTTAGTTCCTGCACTAAAATCTACTGCATTATCACTATTAGAACTAGAAATGACTGTAGTACGTGTAAGATCAGAGCTATCACCATCTAGTGTCCCAAGACCAACTTCAAACTCAACTGCAGTTCTATGAACTATAGCATAATAAGTAGTATTAGAGTTTCCTATTCCAGCTGCAAAAGTTTCAAACTTACTAACAGCACCATCAAGAGCAACAGCTCCTGTGCCTGTAGTAGTTGTAGTCTCTTTGACTCTATCATTTAGTACTAAAGCCATATTTTATTATGCAATCCTTATTATAGATGATGACGCACCCGCTGCAGGAAATTGAATTGTAAAATCTCCGTTAGTAGCAGTTTTAGTTCCTCCAAAATCTAGAACAACAACTAATTTATCTGAGTTTGTATCGTTGTAAATAATAGCACCTACTGCTGATAATGTTACAGATGAAAAAACTTCGTCTGCAAAATCAACATGAGCTACATTACTTGCAACAGCAATAACTTGACTATCTAAAGCTTGTCCACCTGCTGGATAACTTGTACCTGAAGAAGAAACTTCATTAGTAGCCGAGTATGCAGTACTTGATGTGGAATAACCAGAGATGTTTGTATATAAAGCTATTTTAAAACTATTGCCTCCGTTAGCAAAATTGTGTGTGCCAGATAAGAGTTCTGATTTAAATGCATCTGGTATTATATTAGCCATTTTTAGTCTCCTTTTATTTTATTTTTGGTTGTGGTGATTGTATATCTGTACGAACAACACCACTTGTGTATTCGTCTCTGCGTCTTCGACCTTGTTGTTCTGCCGCAAACGTTTGAAGTCCTTCTTGATAAGAACTCTCATACAGTTGTAACATATTATCGGGTCCTTTCAAGTACTTTAGAGTTTCTACCATACAACCATTAATTAGTAAATCTTGAAAATTATTTGATATATAAGTAGTGCTTGAATTTGAAGTTGTAATAGTATCGGGTTGTTTTATGTAGGCCAAAGTGACTGCATAAGCTACATCCGGAGTTGGAGCTACTACCCAATTATCTGAATCCCAATGAGCATAATACTTAGGCGTTGCATTATCATTTGTATTATCAGGGTCTGGAAAATATTCAGCTAAAAAAGAAGCATCTACCTGTTCTAAAAAAAATTGATCTGAAGTTGTAGGATTAGTTAATTGAACATACCTTATAATTCTAGCATCATTTGGAATAGTAACAAATCTATTACCAATAGTTAAATCTGAGGTAGCATAAAATTTAGTGTCATCAGAATCTACTGATCTAAATATTCTATTTTCTACGTTTTTAATAATAACATTTAAAACTGTGTCTGTTAAAACATTACTATCTGTCTCTGAATAATTTCTAATATTTGTTCTTAATGTACTGAGATCCATTGTCATGCTGTAATTGTTGCCGGACCTGCTGATGCATCTCCGCCTCCTCCTTTTATATTTCCTGTTGTTGCTGTGTTTGTATCTACGCTAAAAGTATAACTATCATCATCTACTTTAGTTATTGTATATCCTACAGCTTTATTTAAATTGCTTGCTAAGATACCATCAAATCCTAAAACATTTCTAAAACGAACTGTATCACTACTTGATCTTCCATGATTATTTTCTGTAACTGTTATTGTTGAAGAACTAGCACTTCCTGTTGTAAAAGAATCTTTATTTAATAAAACAGAAACAATAGTTTCTACTCTATCTGGTCTTGAATTTTGTAGGGCTTGTGGATCTCCTGAATGAACTTTAGGTTCTAATTGAGGTTGTTTTGCTTCGTATTCTGTTTTGTGCACAAAAGAACCATTCCATTCTCTTAACATTTCTCTGTAAGGAAATGCAAAACCACTTCTATCGGATATAGCTAATGCATGTTTACCTTTTGCAAAATTACCCATTATTTAAAGCTATAGTTCCTTGGACTAATATAAAGACTTGTTGCTGTAGAATCTTCATTTAATGCTCTTTGTAATTCTTCTTCATATAAAGGCTTTAAAATTTGAATTCTATCAGGAGCTATTTTCATACTTAAATAATATGCAAGACCTGAAATCATACAAGGTATAAAACGAAAAACTACATCTGTTTCATTTGTATAAGCAGTCCCGGCATCTTCTATTCTTTTTAAATAATAAAATTTTAATAAATGAGTTGACCCTGAAAAACTACTACTGGGTGTTTGATATAAAAAAATACTTGGTGAAGTAGTTCTTTCTACATAATATTGACTAGGTGTTCCTTTAGATAATTTAGTTGCAAGAGAAGCATATGTCGATCTATCTATTTTAGTTAAAGAAGTGTCTATAGGTGTTGTACTAGTTGTATTATTTCTAACATAAGCTTCTAAAACTTGATTAACTCCTGTTGGAAAATTTGTACTATCTGTAGTAGCATTATATTCAGCTTGGCCTTCTACCAAAGGTACTGCAGCTAAATCTACTTTCCATAAATGAATTCCTCTATTTCCCCATTCAGAAAATAAAATATTTAAAGATCTTCTTGCACTTTTTAAACTATAGCCTGTTCGTAAACTAATTCCACATCTCTCGTATGCTTCTTGAATTATTTCATCAATATCAAGATCAAAAGTAGTTGTGCCTGATGTAGCCATCTAGCCTCCTTAATATAACTTTTTAAATTCAGCTATAATTGTATACATATTTCCTGCATCAGCTTCACCTGGTACTACAAGATTTACATCACTTTCATTGGTATTATTAGATTTATCAGCAGGGATTCCACCAAATTCTCTAAAGTCCCAATAGCCTGTTCCTGTTAAACCTATTACTGGAATATCTCCATCATCATCTTCTTCGTCTAAACGAGCAAAAGAGTCTCCTCCGTTTCCGCCTTGACAAGAAAACCAAACTCTAAGTAAACTTAAATGAGCCGCAGCCTTACCTGTAACACTATTTGCAGCTAATGCTGATACGTCACCAAAAACTGTTGTGGCACCTGTTCCGTCTGATTGATTGATTATTTTAATTACAACTCGTTGATCGTTTTGTTGTAAGATTGTTGGTCCTGTTACTGTATCTGCCATTTGTTTCCCTCCTTAATTAAGAAACAGTGGGGCCGAAGCCCCACTTAATATTATTTATTATTCGTTAATTGTTCTACTCATACAAACATAATGAACACCAATTGCTTCTGCTGCTGCTGCACCATTTTCAAGTCCTACATAAGGAATTAAATCAATGTCATCATCTAAAGCTCCTGAAGGTGTTGTACCTGTAGTTACCGCAGTACCACCGGTTGAACCAGAAGTGCCTGTAACATTATACTGAATTCCATCTACAAAAATAGACGCTTTTCTATCTGAATCAATAGTGATTTTTAAATTGTAAATAGTGTTCGCTGTTACTGTAATTGGTAATTGACTAATAAAATCAGTGCCACCAGCAGAATGTACAAAATGTAATTTTGTAAAATCAGTGAAAGCTTCTGAGTTTGTTGCATCAGTTTGAAACTTAAAATAAGCTTGATCGTCATCTGTTGCAACTAAATGATCATTAGTTAATTTTAAACCTGCCCAAACTTTTTGATTGTCAATCGCTGCTGTATTAATTGATGTTTCAAAATTTACTTGGTTTTCTGTTCCCCATAAACATCCTGCCCATGCAGTTGCTGCTGTATCGAGATGTGGAGTAATAATTGCTTGATCTTGATCTGCTGTTGCAGTTGTTAATAATATTCCTGCTGAAGTAGTATTAAAAGTAGCTAGTGCAGTAGTCATATTAGTTCCAAGTGCTTCCCAGTTTCTATTTAAAGCTCTTTGAACTTCAACTGTTGATACCTGATCAATATTAGCATTGATACCTGGTCTTTGTAAAAACCATTCTTCTAAGAAGAAACGTCTTGCATCTCTTACACCTGAATCTGCAAGTGTTCTGTCCGATATTAGTCCTGTGCTAGAATTCTTACTAATAAGTCTAGTTCCATTTTGTGATCTAATAGGACCTGAAAAAGTTGTATTTCCCATTTTATTTTTGACCTCCGTAGTCATTGTTATACAGTTTTACTACGTGAATCCGCTAGATCGGCCTGCATAAGTTAATTAATTCTAGTCGTAAAAGTATATATATATATTTCAATAGAGCAAGGAATTCCTCTAGATAAAAACGTTTTTAAAAATTTTAGTCTTTATTTATTCTGGAATAAATAAAGGACTTTCGTACGGATTTAAGTCTTTCCATTTAAGCTTAGTTTTAACTCTTTCCAACTTAGCTTCAATTGATTTCATATCAATTGTTTCTTTGCCTTGAGATAGATATTGAGTATTCCATTGAGACTCTAATCTAATTTTCTCAGCAATTAAAGACTGTGATAAAGCGGTCATATATGCCTCCTTATATTATTTAAGACATATGTTAGTATTTTTTCCCACAATGTAAAGTAAAAAAAAGGGGCTCGAAAGCCCCTTTTTAAATATTATATATGTATTTAATTAAGCACCCGGTGAACCGTAGATACCTCTAAAGTCTGAGAATCCAAAAGAATATCTCTCTCTAGCTTTGTATCTTACATTACCCGTATCAAAATCGCCTTCCATTGAAGTTTTGATAGGTGATCTTTCAAAATACTTAAGACCATTTGGTACGTCAGTTGTGATAAAGAATGCGTCTGTATCAGTTAAGAAATTATTAACCACATAACCTTGTGGAATCATTCCCATTGATGCAATTGCATTTGTATCATTATCTGCAGTTCCAGTTCTTTGAGCAGACTTCATAAGTCTTTCAGCAGTGAATTGTAGCTGTGAAGGAATAATCATTTTTATTCCCTTAGCTGCAATCTTTAATCCACGCTCATCTTTAAATTGACCAATGTCAATTAAAGCTTGCTCTAAAGATGTTTCTGAAAGATCAGCAGAAGTTGCTAGTTCGTTAGCAACATCGCCACCAGATACGGTTGGATGAGCTGTTGAACAAAGTTCTACACCATCTCCACCTGTAAAAGAAGAGTTAAACGCATTGTTTAATACGTTTGCTGCTTTTACCTGTTTAGTATTAGCCATTGAACGTGCTAATGCTTTTGTGTATCTAGCTGAGATTCTGTCATACAAATTATCTTCGACTGCTTCTTCAGTAATTGAGAAAGCAAGAGCGATTGTTTCATGAGTATAGCGAGAAGTATATGACTCTTGTGCATCGTCAAATCCTACTGCTGTACCTTCCTGTTTTACTGCTGCGTTAGCAAAACCTGAAAGCATTACTTCTTCTTCAAAAGCTCTGTCTGAAGTTTCTTTTGTAAAGATCTCTTCATGTTGGTTTTCGTAGTTCTTGTACTCCAAGCCGAATAAAGCATTCAAACCTGGCTCTAGCTCTTTAGCTAATTGTTGTCTTGATATTGCCATGTTTTATACTCCTGTTGTCGCTGGTGTACCAACAGCAATTCCCATACTGTCAGCGTTAAAGTGTGATGTAAATCTAACTACACAAGGGATTCCTGCTGCTGCGAAATCTTCGTTGGTATAATCTTCTGCCCAACCCATAAATCTTAGCATTAATCCTGCTGTAGTTGCTAGTGTGCTTACGGCTAGGGCTGCAGAAGATTTACCTGTTACGGTAGACCCACTTGTACCACTAGACATATCTGCATTTAAAAATACACCTGCTCTTGCTGTAGCTTTACTTGTTAATGATGCATCTGAAGCGATCAAAAATAATTGATTTGGATCGTCTGCTACGAATGCCTTAATAGGGTGATTTGAATCTGCCCCTGAACCCGGCCAAAAGTTCGAAAAGACCGGTTTACCTGTTGTGTCTGAAACATACTCACAACCCATAAAGACTCCAACGGGAGCTACTGTTCCACCGTCTGCTGCACCTACCAAACTGATAAAACCAGTTGATAAAGGTATAACAACAGAACCGTTGAAAATAGCTGTACTATTATCGTTCTTTATTTCGTAATGAGAATATCCACCAACACCTGTACTGTTAGAATTACTACCACTTTTCATGTATGGTTTTAATCCGAATGCACTATTTGCGTTTGCCATAGTTATTGTCTCCTATTATTAATGTTAAGTGGATAAGTAATTGTTAAAAAATTAACTTTTCTTAGTACCACCAAAAGTTACACGACTCTGTCTATCTTGATTGATAGGCATCGCATTATGTTGTTCCTTCAAAAGGTCGTTTTCAACAGCATCGTTTCTGTCTTGCAGTTGCTGTTTAAAGTAGTCTTCACGAGACTTTGCGATCTCTTCCGGTATCCTAGCCAACAATAGGCCACCAACTCCAATTACCCCAGAGTTTTTTCCGTCTTTGACAACAGGGTATTCTTCACTCGGATATTCATCCGATCTGACTAATTCCCAACCAGATCTAAGTTTACCCATGATATTTTTAGTATCATCGAAACCCATAGATTCTGCTCTTATCCAACGGTGCCTGAATCCATCAGGTGCAGGGGGTGCATCTAGAGAAGATGGGGGAGTCCAAACTTTAGGTTTTTCTTGTTTAACCCTAGTTTCGCTCACACGAGGAGTTCTTACGTTATTTGTTTCATTATCGTTTTTCATATGCTTCCCTCCTTCATGGTTAATTGTCTCGCATATTCTTCAAGTGGCACACCTAATTTTTTAGCAATTGCTACCTGAGAGGGTGTGAGTCTCACAGTTTTTTTGCGTCCTGTTTGAGCTGGACGATTAGCTGAAGCGACTGTCTGAGTAACTCTTTCAGCCGGCTTACTGGCAACACTATCAAATTTATGTGGAAATTCAAGTCTTATTCTTTTATCCACTTCTTGATAATACTCACCACTAGTAGGATCATATCCTTCTTCTTCAGTTAACTTTTTATGTATATCAAATGCTGTATAAGTCATAGCATTATCTTTACCAAACCAAGTATTTTTAGATGCCCAATTTTCTGCTTTAGGATCCATTTCTTGAGCAGCTTCTCTAATTTGTTGAGGATTTGCATACCCTTGTTGTGGTTGAGGAACAACTTGTTCTTGAGTAGGTGCTGTTCTTCTTTGTCCTTGTGCTTGTCTAGCTTGTGCTAATTTAGCATTATCTAAAGTTAGTTGAGCAATTTCTTGTTGAGCAGAAACTTGATTATCAACATCTTGATTATCAATTGCTGTTTTCAACTTTATCTTTGCTGCTTCTAAATTAGATACTACTCTTTTTTCAAATTCATCTACATAACTTGAAGTAGCTGTTCTTTGTGCTTCATCTTTTTGTTGAAGAACAGTTTTAGCATAGTTTATAGCTTCATCTTTTTGACGCTCTGCTTCTCTCATTTTTTTAGTTAATTTAGCAATACGTTTATTAACGCCTTCGCTGTATTCTTTGAGTTCGTCTTTTTTTGGTTCTTCTTTAACTTCTTCTTTAACTTCTTGATTCATTTCCTCTTCGGAAATTTTTTCAACAACAAGTTCTTCTTTTACTTCTTCTTTGACAACGTTATCTAAATCAATTTCGGCACCTGTCTCTTCGCCTACATCAATTAAATTAGGTTGTTCTTCTTTTAATGCTTCTTCTGGCATAGTCATCTCCTATGTTATATTGCATGAAGAACGTGTTCGGGATCTTTTACTGTCGCTAACACTTCATCATCGTTTAATATTCGTATTTCTCCACCATCTATCTGTAGTCTTGACCCAGCATATCTAGCAAAAATTACCCATTCCTTTTCTTTACACCAAGGACCTGTGGTAAATTTATCTTTGTCTCCATATGCCAATGGACCGACTCTTAAAACATAACCTGCCTGAACAGCCACCCTAGCTCTATCTAAAGATTCTTGAGCTATGATAATTCCACCTTTAGATTTTTCTGGCATTACAAAAGGTAAAACTAATATTCTCCAACCAGTTGGTTGAGGAAGTTTGTCTATTTCAGATTTAGTTAAAGTCTCTATATTAAGAGTCTTTTCTTTAGTTTCTTTTTTCTCAGTTTCTTTTTCTTTTTCGTATTTTTCTTGTAGTGCTAACTTTATATCAGCCATCATTTTGCTCCTTATTATCTAGCAGGTTAGAGATTTCCTGTTGTATATTTTGTAGTGATCTAACTTGTCCTACAATGTATTGATATTTTTCCATACTGTCAATACCACCTGACAATAATGTCTCCTGCGATCTTTCAATACTATCTTTAATAAATCTTTGTATTCTATTAATAACAATTATGTCTTCCATTAAAACCTTACCTTTGGTATTTTTTTCCACCAGTCGTTTGTTTTTTCTTTTTCGTAATAAACTATGACATCTTTATTGTCTGGACTAATATACCAAGGGATAAGTTCTTTTTTTTCTAATTTTTTGTCACTTTTTATTACTTTAACCAAGACTTGCCATTTTCTTTGCCATAGATTTAGCTCTTTGAGGGGTTTGTTTAGCCCATCTGGAATCAAGCATCTCAACTGACGCCGTTTTATAATCTGGCGGTGTAGATTCTTTAAGTGCTCTCCACAT